TCCAAAAGTCATTTAACGCACCTTCTTTGCTTATACCTGTCATTATTCCTCCTCCTCTTTTAAGTAATATTTATTCATAGTCCTGTTTAAATCAGCGACAATGTTGTATGCTAATGAACTATAATTATCAGCATTAAAACCACAATCAATGTCGTTATCAACTCCAAAATCATATTGCTTTCCGTCAATAGTTAGAGTTCCTGTAATCCAAATGTTTGACATAATTATTCCTCCTCGTCCTGACAACAATCAGGATATTCTTCTTTACATTCAAAATGATAGTCAACTACTATGCCACTATTCTCCCATGGTATTTCTGTGATGTAGTATTCTAATCTATCTACTGCTACTGCACCTGCAACAATACCCTCAAAACTACCACTTGAATGTACTTCGGTCCATACTCTATTTGCCGGTATAGATTTTAGATGTTCCCTATCCTCTTCGTTATAAACATCAAACCAACCATAAATAATATGTCCATCAACATTGTAATAATTACGATACTTATGATTACTATTTTGAATTGGCTTGTACTTTTTTTTCCATTCTTTCATACTTATTTCTATATCTTTTTCAACATTATTTTTGTCAAACAAATAAGCATCCAATACTTTTGCAATATTCCTACTCACATGTACCTCCTATTTATGTGTGTCGTGCGTATTATTTTACGCATTTCTAATTTTTATACTAATTTAGATCCCTGGAGTTGTCCAATATGTAAATAGATTCTTTGTTTATTTCACAAAGTATGTTATCTTTAAGTATATAGGAGGTACTAAATGAAATATAGAAAACGATTCGCTTTAGATATTGAAGTGGATAAAACGTGGATGGGGACAAGTTTTCTCAATGCACATTCAGACGATTGGAAAGATGAAATTCCAACAGACTTGGAATTGTATAGCTCATTAACTAACGAAATATATTCTTGGTTAAATGACTTAAGAATTAAAGTCGTGTCTTTAGATGCAATGTCTGATGAAAAATATTTACGTAAAGGATTAGACGTTGCACTTGAATTACTTTCAGATAGAGAAGTAAATGAATGGTCCAACGAAATGGATAAGTGGGAGGAAGAATGAGTGAAAGAACAAATGTATTTGTAGAACAAACAAAATACGATATGCTTCTTGAAAAATATAAAAGAAGCGAAGCTATTATCATGCAATTATGGTACTGCTTGGATAAAGGATATACCCATGAAGAAGCAAAGATACATATTAAAGCATGGTTAAACGGACAAAGTACAGTTAAAAAAACAGTAGTAGAAGTTGTTAAAGGAGGATAAGTGAAAATAACAGAGCTAGTTAAAAAATTAGAAGAAGTAATCGAGTCAGTAGAAAGTCTTGATGCTGATTTGCATCATGCAACAGATAATATAAATGATGCTATAAATAATAATAATAATTTAGACACAGTATTAAATACTATCCTAAAGAAACTATTAGAAACACAAACAAACATGGAGGTAAAGTAAATGTTAGATATTAAGCAAACACTATTAGATATTCTTAGCGACAAGCATAATACAACTGAACGTGAAAGAATTGATGCTTACAATGAGTTAGTAGAAAAATCAGTTATAGAAACTGATAACACTACTACGTTGCAAAGTACAAAGAACGTGAGTACAAGAGTATATGTTAATACAAACGGTGTATCTTTTGGATATGGTTCATTGATTTTTGAAAGCAGTTTTTCTTTATCAGATGATACTCCGCTCATAGTTAGATACATAAGTAACAGAGATAAGATAAGAGCATTTATTGTTGAGTTGAAAATGGCAGAAAGAGAAATGAAAAAACAAATTGATTCTTATTATGAGGAGAATAGTACCCCACTAAAAAAATAGATTAACTTGGTTATGCTCCGCACATAACCTTGCTTAACGCACAAAGCCGTAGGATTTACCGATTTACCTACGGCTTTTGTGTGTCGTGCGATAATGTTTGCCAAAATTAAAAGTAAAAGTTATTAGTGATCCAGGAAAGAAATTAAATCCTTGATTCTTCTAATGGTGTAGGTAAAATAAAGTTATCTATTTAGAAAATTAGGAGGTACAAAATGGATAATTTAGAGGAGTTAAATAAGCTCCGGTATGAAGCATGGAGCGACATAGAACGTTTCGGCATCAGAATTGGTGCAGATATGACTAAACCAAACCAAATGCTAGGCATAGGAAGTAGAAATAAAGCAGGTTATAGAGCCATATATTTTAGACTCCGTGAATTAGCATCAGAAATTAATCTATCTTTGGAGGAGGAATAATGAAAAACTTATGCCCACACAGATACGAAATTGTTCTTAACTTTAGTCTTATCGGTATCGGTATAAACAAAGAGGAAGCTATCGTAGACGCATTAAGTTGGGGTTTCCCAAGTGGTCCTGAAATTAGAAACATGTTAACAATAAACAAAGTAGAGAAATCGTGGGATAACGATACCTGTGATATATGCGAGGAGGAATAATGTACAGAGTAAAAATGGAAGTCTATTTCGACATAGACGGCACAAATTCTGAAGTATTCGAAACAGCAATAGATTATCAAAATAGAAATTTAATTGAGTTTGATTTTCTTGATATTGTTTTTGGAGAACCAATGATAAGAAACCTTGATATAGAAACTTCCGGTGAGTACGAATTACTTACAGAAGATAGCAAAGTATTTATTAAAGAGGAGGAATAATGTATGAATTTGACGAGTGGTTGAGTGCTTGTCCTGTTCCATTTACACAAACAAGAGATGACGGAGACGTAATGACGTTTGTTTTTGAAGTAGGAAAGTTAGAGGAGGAATAATGGAAGAATATTTGTTAATTACAAGTAATGAAGAGGTAGTCGGTATTTATCCAACTGAAGAGGAGGAATGATGTCGTTAACAGAGAGTCAATATATAGATATTGCTACGAAAATATCAAATGCTAAAAACGATAATTGGTTAATTGAATTACAGGGACTACTTGAATATAAATTACATAAATTAAAAGAGGAGGAGGAATAATGCTTTTATTTAGTCATTACTCAAACAATAAAAATTATTTAGAGCAGTTAAAGAGACTTAACGGACGTTGGTTTAGTCATCATAATAATGTCTATGCAGAGGGTAAAATCTTCGGTATAGGCATGGCGTGGATGCTTCCGCTTCATGAAATAGATTCGATTGAACAAGTTGATAATCATGCGTTTAAATTATTTCGGTTGTCGGGTGCAAGATTATTTGTAATGAGACATAAGTACTTAATGGAGATCGCAAATAATGAAAATTATATGAGATTTATGAAAGAGGACACAGACCACTTAAATATAAATTATTCATATAAAGAGTATGAGCAGGGTTATAGATACACGATACTAACTCCAAAGGATAACGGCAGGACCATTGAACCGGTTAGCCATTGGGGAGAATTTAAGGAACTGTCGGACGCTAAAAAATCCGTAATGCTTATATTAGATAATCTGCTCTCTGGACAAACGTTAAACAAGCCGATAGAATATATGCAGGAGGTATATAGATGAAGTATAAAAGTTGTACAGAATGCGGAAGTGATGAGGATTTATATGTTAATTTCTCAAAGCATCAAGTCTGTGGAGATTGTACAAATATGAAATATAAAACAAATACAAGAGGAGGTCATAGGTACTATGTCTGATGAGATGCAAAAGCACCAACAAGACGCTAACAACTACGGTAAACAATTTATTAAATCCACAACTATGGAGATTGATGAATTAGACGAGTTGGAGGATATAACTAAAAATCCTGTAATGACTGAAGAACAACTTGAAAGACGAGACGAGTTAGACGATTCATTACGAGCCAACTACGGTGTAGAAATGCAAAGAACAATTATCATTACGTTAGGAGGGGGCGGTCCTGCAATGCGTATTGTTTATTTTCCTGATGAGGACAGGGCGGAGTATCAGTTCCAAAATTGGTTTCTTCCTTGGGTTCCTGCTCAGCTAACCAACGAGGAGGAAGAAGCATTGTTGGACTATTGTCAACGTTATTATGAAATTGAATCCATAATATAAATCGTATAACGTACGGAAGATGGAGGGGCTTCGGCTCCTCTTTCTTTTTGTCTTTTAAACAAGTGGGGTATCTTCTGTATTAAATTAAGGGCGGTCGTGCGTGCGTGTGGTGTTATGCAGTAGACAAATGCATTTATAGAGATCCAAAGCTGTCCTGGACAAGTTTAAAACCTATAAAACCTAGGACAAAATTTAGCAACCCCCACAATTAAATCTGGCGTCTGCGTAAATGTATATGTATCACCAAAAGTATAGGTGGTAACTAGGTATTTCGTATAAACCTACTATATATAGTGGAGATGCTAGGAGTCGAACCTAGGTTTAAAGCTACTGTGTACAAAGGCAATCTGTTACTTGATTGTTAGCTTTACTTACCAATCATCCCCAGTAGACAGTATACCATATATTGTGTACACTACATGTAGTATTTAAAGAAATATATACTATATTTAGTATCTTTTTTATAGTCAGTAATTAGTCTGTTATAATTAAAGTAGGTCAGTTCCTGCTAGTACAGGACAAATACAACGGACTAGGAGTGCTAGTAGGGACTACCGCCATTCAAGTCGTAGCGAGCTATATAAAAAGAGCTTTTGACTAAGATTTAGTCAGGTGCCTTGAGTATTCCGTTTGCCTTTCTAGTTTATCGTACTACCGATTCGGAACTTTCTGAGTCTCGATCTCTCTTACTTGTACACATGTTAGGTTGCTTTAACCATCTAAATCAAAGTATTTGTATGATAAACTATAACAGATGACTAAATCTAATCAAGAAAAAAACAAGTTCTGTGTAGCTAACGATTGCAACCGCCTTTTACCAGACGGTAGAAGAAAATACTGTTCAGACAAGTGTGCTAATAGAATTAAAAAAAGAGCTTACAGAGCTAATAAAACAACAGACACGTACCACGTAGAGAAAGTAGTAGATACAAACATACAGAAACGTAGAGGTAATTACTATGCCATTATGGAGAAAAAAAATTTTTTTGCCGACCTTTTAAACGGTACTAAGACTAAACAAGAGATAGCTGACATACTAGGATGCTCACTTGCTACTGTAACTAGATCATTGTCTGCATGGATAAAAGACGAAGCACTACGAGTAAATCACGAGTCCTTACAAAAAAATGGGGGGGATAGTGCTGTCAAGCTAGAGGACTTTGTAGCTTTCAGGGACAAATATTTTTTGACAGAGCAAGGTATACCGTATGAGACACCAGGTTTCCAAAAAAGATGGATAGAGGCAATATTAGATGCAATAGAAAACGGAAAGAGACTTATGGTACTGTCTCCGCCACGTCATGGCAAAACAGACTTGTTAACACACTTCTGCGTATACATGATATGTAAAAATCCAAACATGAGAATAATGTGGGTAGGAGGTAATGAAGATATAGCTAAGAATGCAGTAGGTGCTGTATTAGACCATTTAGAAAATAACGAAGAACTTATACAAGATTTTGCATCATACGAGGGATTTAGACCTATGAACAAATCAGGAAAGTCCTGGAGTACAAGTCAGTTTACTGTAGCTACAAGAACGGTAGCTGGTATAAAAAGTCCTACATTAGTAGCTGTAGGTAAAGGCGGAAAAATATTGTCCAGGGATGCAGACTTAATAATATCTGATGACATTGAAGATCATGGTAGTACAGTACAACCAAGTGCTAGAGAAAATACTAAAAACTGGTGGACCACAACATTGCAGTCAAGAAAAGAAGAACACACAGGAATGGTCGTAATTGGCTCCAGACAGCATCCAGATGACTTGTATAACGCATTGCTGAACAATGATGCCTGGGAAACAATAGTAGAGCGTGCGCACGATTTAGAAATACCTTTAGACCAGGAGTCAGATGAACAAGATGAACACATGTTATGGAAAGGTAAACGTACTCATAAATGGTTAATGGAACAATTAGCATCAGCAGAAACTACAGGTGGTAGAGCTATATTCGAAATGGTGTATTTAAATAAAGCTGTGCCAGCAGGTATGGAATTGTTTAGTGCAGAAATGATTGATGGATGTTTAGATAGGTCCAGAAATTTAGGAGACATACCACCACATACTGCATTAATTGCAGGATTAGATCCAGCATCTACAGGTTACCAAGCTGCTGTATTGTGGGCATACAATCAAAAAACTGGACAATTATGGTTAGTAGATTTACGTAATGACTTAGGCGGTGGTATATCAAAAGCGTTAAAAGTTATGCAAGAGTGGCATCAACAATATTTTTTATCACATTGGATTGTAGAAGAAAACGGATTTCAAAAAGCTATAGGACAAGATAAAGAAATTAAAAATTGGGCAGGAGCAAATGGTGTAAGGATAGAGGGACATCAAACGTATAAAAACAAATGGGATCCTGTATTTGGTGTTACTGCTATGGTTCCTATGTATGAACAGCAAAAAATAAATTTACCATGGGGAAATCCACAAACACAACGTAAAGTAAATACACTAAGACAACAGTTAATATATTTTAGTAGTGCTAGTAGTAGCAATTCTAAATCAGTTAGTAGTAAAACAGACTTAGTTATGGCAAGTTGGTTTCCTATGAAGAGGGTACGCCAGACCGTTAAATTGGTGCTATCAGAAGTAGACAATGACTATAATCCATCATATAGCAATTATAAAATGACAACTTATGACGAAAGAATGTGGGATAGATAAATGCCGTTAACATCAGATCAGTTAGCACACAGGGTGGATGATTTACGTGGATTACACGAACATACTGGTCATTGGGAATACAGAAGTAGAATTAGAAAAATAATTAATGGTGGTTCACAAGGTGTAGCTGCACTACTTGGTTCTAACTCAGAAAATTATAACGAAGATTTACCAATACCTAATATGATTGAATCAGGATTAGAACACCTGGCACAAAAATTAGGTAGAGTTCCAGATTTAAAAGTTGATCCATACAATAACAAAGATAGCGAAAGAGCTAAAAAGAAATCAGAAAAATTAGAACGAATTGTACATTCCTATGATAAAAAAAGTAAAATCGATATGCAGTTACCACAAGCAGCTAGATGGTTGCCTGGTTATGGATTCTGTGTATGGATTATAAGAAATAAGAAAGATCAATTTGGAAATTTTTATCCACATGCAGAATTAAGAGATCCTTATGATTGCTTTCCTGGTTATTACGGACCAGACCAACAACCAAAAGAATTAGCTCTTGTTAGAGTTGTGCCTGCTGGTGTAATTAAAAAATTATATCCTAATGCAAAACTAGAGTACGATATGGGTACTACACCGTATGGAGGTACTTGGCAAGGTGGATTATATAAAGATGCTCATTCAAGAAACTGGGAGAACAATACTTCTGATGGCGAAGAGTTAATAGAGTATTACAACGAAGAGGGTACGTATATATATTTACCAGCTACTAAACAAATATTAGATTTTACACCTAATCCATTACAAACAGGACCAAGATTTGTAATTGCTAAAAGATTTAGTTTTGACAGATTACAAGGACAATACGATCATGTATTAGGACTTATGTCAGCTATGGCAAAAATAAATGTTTTATCAATTATAGCTATGGAAGATGCAGTATTTACAGAAACAAATATTGTAGGAGAAATAGAATCTGGTAATTATAAAAGAGGTAGATTTGCTATAAACTATTTATCTCCAGGTAGCCAAGTTGCAAAACCAACTAATAACTTGCCGTATCAAATGTTTCAACAAATAGATAGGTTAGAAAGACAATTAAGATTAGGTGCAAGTTATCCAGTTACAGATGATGCACAATCTCCTAACTCATTTGTTACTGGTAGAGGTTTGCAAGAGTTAATGTCATCCGTTGATTTAAACGTTAGAGAATATCAATTATCACTAAAAACAGCAATGGAAGAAATAGATTCTAAACGTTTAGAAATGGATGAAGTTTTAAATAAAAATAAAAAGAAGCCATTAAGTGGTTATGCAAATGGAGCTGCTTTTTCAGAACAGTATGAACCAAGCACAGATATAGGTGGTCAATATGCAACACGTAGAGTATACGGTGTTATGGCAGGATTTGATGAGCCAACTAAGATTGTTTCTGGCTTACAATTGTTACAAGCAGGAATTATAGATAAAGAAACTTTACAAGAAAATATGGATGGACTAGAAAATCTACAAAAAATTAATAATAGAATTACTAAAGACGAAGCAGAACAAGTATTGTTTGAAACATTGAAAGTTCAGGCGACACAAGGAGATCCTAAAGCTACAATGGCATTAGTACAAATAAGAAAGAATCCATCAGAAATGTCAAGTATATTAGATAAATTTTATACACCAGAAGAAGAAGTAACTGCTGATGAGCAAGCACTACTTGATGAATTAGGTCAAGCACAGATACCAGGACAACCACCATTACCACAAGGACCTACACCAGATATTAGATCGTTATTATTACAAGGTGGTGGCAATCCATTACCAGGTGGAGGTGGTCCTCTTGGATAACGAGTTTGTTGAAGTAGAATTTGATAGCATGGTTAAAAGTACATTAAGTGATGTATGGATGAATAATTTAAATGCTTTTGGTTCCGAACCAGATGTAATACCTATACCAGGATTTATATTATTTTTTAAACCAATTGTAAATGAAGAGGGAGACGACAATGGCGAATGGATATTCTAGCAGAGCTAGAGGTAGAAGAGGTGGTGCCGTAAGTGGACCAGGAGCTTTATCAAAGAGAACTGATTTAAACGTTACTGCTACAGATGCAAGAAAAATGTTAAGTGAAGCACCTTTTGGTGAAGAACAAGCATTAGTAAATCAAGTAAAACAAGGAAATGTTGCAGCAGAAACAGCTAATACAAATCAAATAGTGCCATCAAATAATGCACCTGTTGCTATAAAACCAGTAGAAGATTTTGATTTAACAGCACCTACTAACTATCCAGACATGCCAGTTACTGATACTGGTATACCTAAACAATCATATTTAGAAGATGATTCTATGATGCTTATAAGAGCTATGGCAGATATATTTCCAACTGATGAATTGTTGTCATTGTTAATGAGTCAAGGTTCTGCTTATAAACAAAGTCCTGATGATATTATACCGACATAATGGGTGTATATTATTTTGACAATCCTGCTCAAGAGCGAGATTTATACGAAGAAATTTATAATAGACAAAATCAATATAAACAAACAAGAGACCGTGTAAGTTTAAATGATGCTACACGTGCTACACAAATATCAAGATTATATCCAAATTTTTCTCCTGATGTAGTATCAGCTTTAACATTACTGCAAGTAAAACCAGAAGCAGAAGTATTAGGAGAAGTATCAGCACGTATTGCTGAACATAATCAAAGAGGTATATTATCTAAAGTAGGTAATGGTTTCAAAGCAGGAATTAGATTAGGTTTACTTGGATTAGAAGATGCATATAGAAGTTGGATAGATAGACCTATAAACTCTTTTATAGCTTCGACATTTGGCGATCAAGCGGACAACTTAACATTTTCAGATGCATACGCATTGTCAGGTAAATCAACAGTAAGACAAGCAATTAATAATTTAAGACAAGGTAAACGTGTTAATTTAGGTGAGGGATTTTTACCTGATAGTGATGAGTTTGATGCACAAAATCCTAACTCTAAATTTTATGAAGAATATCAATACATGGTGCAAAAAGGTATGGCACCTGATAGAGCAGCACAACAAATAAATGATTATCTTGGAGATCCTATAACAGATATAGACCAAAGATCACAAGAAGAATCAGGACAATTTACTATAACAACTAGAGGATCAGATGGTAGAAATGTAGCTATGCCTATATCACTTGGTCGTGCTACTGCAAACTTAGTCCTAGAACCAGGAAGTAGAAGTTTTAATGCAGTATCAGGACTAATAGATATGGGTAAGATAATGTTTTTAGATCCTGCAAACTATTTTGGATTAGGTCTTAAGCATTTAACTAAATCAAAAAGATTGTTAGCACCATCAGAGGAATTAATTGCATCATTAAAACAAAAAGGTATAAAAGGTAAAAAAGGTTCTGGTGAATTTACACAAGCACAAAAGAAAACTTTAGGCATATACGAAACAGGTAAGTTTAATTTTTTAAACAGAAAACAAGTAAATGATTTTTTAGACAATGATGATGCTGGAGAAGAGTTTATAAATTTTTTAGCAACTAATGATAGTACAGATAGATTTATTACTTTAACTGGTATTAATGACAAAGAAGTATTAGCAGATTTTAGAAAAATACAAGTATCAAAAAGACCATTAGAAAATAAAAAGAAAGCTGTACGTAAATTATTAAATGATAAATATTTAGGAAATCCATTTAGAGGTCCAGATAGTTTTGGAATAGAAAGACCTACAGTTGGTGCTATAGGAAGAGCAGCAGGTGGATTAGCAGAAACATTACTTGGTAGAGGATTAGATCCAGGATTACAGGGTGCAGGAAAATTATTTGGAGCAAGAAAAATTA